ATCCTACTTTATTCGATAAATTATCTGCAACACTTGCCATATTATAATAATTGTTTAATTATAAATATTTAGAATCTGTTTTTACTTTGATTTTTAGCTTGTTCCGCAGCTTCATTCTTTTTTTGGAACTCTTCTGTTAGAAAATTTACGTAGAATCTACGTTCGAATGTAGGCATTCTTAGGAGGTCTGTCCACGCTATGTGGAGGTGTTTCATTAGATAATAGAATTCTTGCAATAGGGCATTCCTATATGCCGTAGAAAGGACGAAAAAACTCAACCCCGAATGTGATTCTCGCGTTTATCTCTTCATTCGATGGAGTTAACACGGGGATAGTTAAATCTAGTGAAGGCGAATTTTCTCTAACTATTTTTCTAATAGATTGAGAATCTCGAATTGGCATTGTTTGTATAAATTGTGCTATAGTCATTGGTTCTCTATTACCATCTATTTCTTTAACCATTAATTCTAGTTGTTTGGTCATATAGGTATTTACTACAGCATTTTTATTTTGTTCATCTAATGTTTTTAGTGTTCTTTCGTTTTGTGGTGTTAAAAAAGATAGTTTTACTTTTTTCTTGGATACTTCTAGGTAGTGGTTAAATTCGTTGTTGTTGTCTAACTCTACCCCAACATCATTTGTTTTAAGTATCGATAGGTCTAATGTAGTTTCAAACGATTCTTCCGTTTTAGGGTCCTTTAATGTAATTTTATAGTCCGAGCCAAAAGCTGTGTTTCTTAAAAAGACTAATATAGCTTCCTTGTCACATTCCGGCATATCAATAACATTGATATCTTTATCTAATATTTTTCTGGATATCAGTGTATTAACTAGTTCACCATTAGCTTGTAATGATGGGGTAGCTAATAAGTTTTCGTCAGAAGCATTTAAATAAGTTACTTTTACGGATTTCTTTTTATTTTTATAAAAAACACCCTGAGAAGGTAATTTTACCATGTCATAAGGTAAGATTGTTTCTGGTTGTTGGCCTAATTGTTCTTGCATAGCTTATAATTTAATTAATATATTATATATGTAAATATATATGTTTAGTTTTTATTGATTTAAATAGGTTGCGCTATAAGCATCGTAATTTATAAAATTAAAGTCAAGTAGTTTGCAATAAAAAAGCCCTAATTAAAGGGCTTTTGTAAATTATATTTGGTTTAGCTTAATAAACTAGTATACATCTATCTGGTCTAAGAGTAGCTGAAATGTTTGCTAGTCCGTCATCACTATAACTTAAGTCATTGAAGTTAACGTCTGTTAAGAAACACCCTTGCATTATCCATTTTTCTACAACGACACCAGTAGGGTCTAACATTTCTAGGTCGATATTTTTCTTATACCCAGCAGCGTAACCCATTCTACCAGTTACTGATTCCGCGTGAGTTCTAACCCATTCCATTAAAGCTTGTGCTGCTGATGGTCCGATTGGGTCTCTAAATGTTACATTTATTGTATTCCATACAAATCTACCTGCTACATAAGTAGAGGTGTTTAAGAACGGTACTTCTACAGAGTTAATTGTAACCTGTGGTCTAGAAGTACTCTCTACATACCATTCGTTAATTCCCAGAGAAGAGTCAAATCTTAGAATAAACCTATTCTTTTTCTTTGGTTCATAAGGTATAGGCATTTTCATCAATAAGTCAGCCATATCTTTTTAATTTTTTGTTTTTACTTTTTTATTATATACTATAAATATATCGGGATTAGAAAAAATGTTCTAATTCACTTGTTTTAATACTATTTTGTTCATTCCACCTTCAGATGTGTCGTAAACTATAAAATCTACATCTGGAAATTCTACCTGTAATACTTCTTTTATAAAAGGTATTATGGCGTTTATATTTCCTAAATCATCATCACTAAACCCAACAGATAGTTTTTCACTACCTAAATTGACCATCTTGGAAGCTTTTTCAACTATATTAGCAACATAATCTCTTAGAGCTATTTTTTTATTTTCTTCTGGATTTGCTGCTGAACCACCCTCCAAACCAAACTTATCCGTAAATATTTTTGATGTTACTGGGTGGTATTCGTGTGAATCTAGATATGTTTTTAATATCATTTCTGGTTCTTTACCATCTAATTCTGGGTAGGTTTGTTGAATGTTATCAATCATTCTACCTAATTCATCTTCGTTAAATGTGTGTGAGATTACTAAATCCATACCTTTTCTTAAGGCTCTTGGGTTATGACCTCTTGCTGTTATAATAGATATTGGGTTTGCATAAATTAAAGCTTCTTTAAATTTATCGAATGAAGGAGCGAATGAACCACTATTTAAAGCCTTTTCTAAGTCTGTTAAGAATGCACCCTCTTCTATAAAATTGTCAAAAGCTCCATTATCTAATTTATAGTCTTCACTATCCCTTACTAACGCAAACTCTTCAGTACCTACCAGAACAGGTTCCCAACCACTATCAGTCTTTTTCAACATTTTAATAGTGGTAGGCATTTTAAGAATATTATCATCCCAATCAAAACTATAAGCTCTTACACCCACAGATTGTTCTTCCAAAACACTACCAATTCGTTCCAGCTGTTCTTTAGTTATAATTATTTGTTGTGACATATAATATAAATACAATTTAATTTGGTTTAGTCGTTTTTATTCGTTATCTTTGTAGTATGAAAAATTTAATAAAAGTATTGTGTTTGTTTTTAGTTCTTAGTTCTTGTGTTAAAGAACCAATGTATCCACCATGTACAACAGTATACCCTACCACACAAAATAATGGTAACTATGTAGAAACTAATTTTTTAGATGGTTGTTGGGTGTTACAAAGTGGAACAATGTATGTTCAAAATCTAGACACTGATGAAAGTAGTGAAATATTTTTATTCGGTAGTGGTACCGTTAGTAGTTTAAGATACGATGGCACATCTTTATTTTCTATAGAAACTTTGGTTAGATACCAGACTACTTGGTGTTTTAATTTTCCTGAAAATGTTCCTGGTACTGGTAGTTTTACACTAAATGGTGATTCTATATACCCATACGGTTTAAATGTAACAACAAACAATATAACTGTTACTGAGGATGTTTCTGGGAATTACCAACTAATCGGAGGCTCATCAAGACCTATAAATTATGAAGTGGTTAATATAGAAAATAAAATAATTAATATTTATGTTCAGGAAGTATACGAAAATATTAACGGGTACAACTACTACTACTTTTCAAAACTAAAGTTCAAAAAACAGTAACTAATAGTTACAACAGTCGTATAAATTAATAGATGTTTAACCTTTAAAAAATAAAATTATGTTAGAATATATCTTATCTTATCTTATAGTTTCACAAATACTAATGTTTGTGTTCTTAATAATTAATGAAGATGGTATACGTAATAGTTATTTATCGTTTGAATCTAGACGTGGTGATAACCCAAGTACTAAATGGTACATATTTTATGTTATATCACACATTATCAAAGCTCCTTTATTAGCACCAATGATATTAATTTTAATATTATTAAATGGTGGTAAATTAGTAGAATAAAAAAAGGTCCGAAAGGACCTTTTTAATTTACAGTAAGTTTTGTTATTTTTTTGGTGCTCCTTTTGGGTTTTTCACGTACATTGATTTACTTTCTTTAAATTCAGTGTCTTTTTCGTCACGGTCTTCATGGTCCTCATCGTAACCCATATCTTTTTTGAGATAACCTAAATGGTCTTCTATAGCCTTAACATGGTCCTCCATGGACATTTCTTCTTTTTTATCAGAACCTTCATCTTCACCATAGTTATAAGTTTCTTCACCTTCAGAATCTTCCTCTAAGTCCTTAGTTTCAAACATTTCTTTATATTTTGCGGTTGGTGTTCCCATCATTCCGAAATTTGTACCGTTTCCGTTTCCTAGGTTTTCTTTAACTAATTTTTCTATTAAGTTAACTAATTCTGCCTCTTTTAATTTAATCTTTTTCATATTTTTAAATTTTTGCTATAGGTTTTATTATTTGTTTCATTTTATTTATTTCTTCTTGTAGAAGTTTTTCTTTTTCTTCTTTTTCTTCCTTTAGTTTGTCTTTAGCTGCTTTTTTCATAGACTCTTCTTTATCACCATCACCATCTAGGTCTAAAAAGTCTGGTTTTGCTTCTTCATCCATTTCATGATGAGCTTCTCCCATTTCTTTATCATCACCCTCATCTAATTCAGGGTAAGGAAGTGGGTCTCTTAGTGAATCTGGGTTTGTCATTGCTCTTTGGTCTCTTCCAGAAGCAATTGCATCAGCTGTAATAGTCATAAAGTTACCTAATTTAGTGATTGAGTTAGCTAATTTTTTTCTAGTATCACTATCTTTAATCATGTCATAGGCTTTCTTTATACCATTAATAATATTTTCTATACCTTCTCCAGCCGCAACTCCACGATTATAACCACCAGTATCAAAACCCTCACCAATTAAATCATCAGAATAGTCATCAATACTTAACTCTAAACCTTCACTAGTTATAGACTCTCTAATTATCTGGTGGCACTCCTTTACTATAGTCTCAATAGACCTTTGGTTTGTGTTTTCTAGATTACTAAGTAACCTATCCAGTTGTTCTTCACTAAGTACAACGTTTTGCCTTTTACCTTCAGTGAATACTTTTTTACCACTGTTTGGGTGATTTAGGCTTTCTGTTACTATTTTTTTACTAAATTTCATATCTTTTTTTATTATAAATATTATACATCTTCAAAAGAAGCCCCTGTAGGAGTTATTAAGAACTCAACAAAGATATATTCTAACGCTCTTGTTGGTTTAATATATATCTTACCGTTCATTTCATTTCTATCGATTTCTTCTGGGTCATTAGAAAGTACAACTCTAAAGTCTGTTAAACCTCTATCTCTTCTAATAGAATCTAATATTGGGTTTACTAGGTCTAGGAATTGTTGTCTTACTATATCATCATTTTGTTCAAATATTAATCTAACTGAAACAGCTGATATCAATTTTCTAGTTTGTAATAATAATCTTCTAACATTAATTCTATCTAAAGCAGACTCCCTAATCTGTAAAGTTTTATTACCCCAAATAATAGGTCCTACATCACTAAATGTAGCGATAGGGTTAAGCCTACCCACATATAAAGTATCTCTTTCGTCTAATGTAAGTTTCTTTCTAGCTTTTACTGCGTTTACAATACCTCTAGTATAACCTGCCGATGCGAACCATGGGAAGGCGATATTATCAGTTAATGCTATATTTCTCATAACCTCAGCTGTTGGTGGTATATAAATTTGTTTGTTATTAGCCGTATCTCTTACTTGTACCCAAGGGTAGTAAGTTGCCGTGTAGTTTGAGTCGATTAATGAGTCTTCTAAATTATCTACAGCTTCTTCTGGAGTAACTTGGTTGGTTGCGTCTGTAGTATCTGGTACAAACATGTTATAATCTGGTGTTGTTACTACGTATAGTGAATCTGCTCTTTCCGTTTCAACCATGTCAATAGCTTCATTTACCAGACCTAAGTTGTCCACATAATCAAGACCAGGTGTACTAAATACGTTAATATCTACTGATTCTGGATTACTAAAAGTATCAATAGCTCTCAGGAACGCAAAATAATCAGTATTTGCTTCAGTAGCACTTAATTTTTTAAATGAACCTAGTCCCGTACCTAATGGGAAATCACTTGATGTACAAGCTCCCGCTAAGAAACCACTAAGACCCATTCTATAATCATCAGTATTAGACCTAGTTTTTCTATATATATCCCATCCGTCAAATCCACCGTGTGGTGCTACAGTAAACTTACGACTTCTAAGTTTTTTATATGTTTCAGTACTTAAAGTAGGTTCTTGGTTAAATTGACCTACACCACAATCAAATACTTCTTTACCGTTTAATGTAGTACCAGTCAAGTCAATGTAAGCTCCACTACCACCAACTACAACAGTAGCTCCAGAATCCATATGGAAACCTTTTGTTATAACACTCCATTCACCACCATCTGTTGCTGTACATAGAGTAGATGGTACTTGTTTTCCTTTGTAGTTAAAGAAATCTGGGTCATAAGCTGCTCCAGTACTATTGGATACACCTAAGTATACTTTACTTACTTTATCACCACCACTTACTGTTTGGTTGTTTACCGTACCACTACCGAAAGGTGGGTCGTAAACTACTTCACCTGGTGTATAGTATTTTGTTTTATAAATTAATTTAGGGTTAGTTGGACAATTTCCGTACCCTCTAAATCTATACCCCTCAAATCCTGCTGGTACTGAATTAGCGAATACACCATCTAATAAACCTTCTCCTAGATATAACATCGTATATTTAGACTTTAATTCAAATTCACCTGTAGACGTACCTATTTTTCTACCTATAAAAGATACTTTAGTTGGGTCTAAGCTACACCTAGTATATTTTTCTAATACATTTGGATTGGCGTCTGTATCGTAGAAATCTCTTACCAAGACATCAAACTCACCCCTCTCAAAGGACATATTAATCAATGAAATTTTTATTTCTCTATTTGCTGCTGTACCATCAGATATTGATACAAATTTAAATAATCTGTATACGTCACTACCTTGTAGTTCAGAAACAATCCATGGTGTTTCAGGTGTTGTCCACTGATGCATGTACCAAGCTATAGTATTTGTGTTATTTGTATTTCTTGCTGAAGGTAAGTATTGTAAACAACACTGTAACCCTCTTATCTTACCTTTTCTCCAAGCATCTTTTAATAACGCTGGATAAGTTTCTTCTACAAATAAAGGAACTTCTTCTTTTTTCTTATCGAAAGGACTTCTACCAAACACTCTTGAGACATAATCTTGTGATGTATTACTCATAGATGTTTTAAATGTGTATGATGTACCATTTACAGTTCCGGCACTAATACCGAATGACGCGAATGGGTCTTCCATAACCTTATAGTAATCTCCAGTACACTGCATATTTACAGTGTTTGCACTAATAGAATAAACTGGACCACCAGAAGCTTTATCACTCAACCCTCTAGACCTTAAAGTTAGTATAACCATACCATCATATTCAGTATAAGCTGATACGTTTTGGTAAGTTACGTAATCTATAACTACATTACCTGAGTACACTTGAGTACCGGCTGTTGTTGTTCCTGTCGCTGCTGAATAATTTGTTGATATTGTTGCCGGTGTACCACTAACCCATATTTGGTATGACACACCACTGTATGTAGAGCCTGTACAACACGTAGTACTATTATCGTTATCAAATAATGCGTAGTACCAAGCATCATTTTTGTAAGAGTTCCAATCGGTACACTCACTACCCAACACATTACTTACTGTAACTGCAGATGGTGCTCCTGATAATGAAGTTACTGTGGCTGCTGTAGCCGTATTAGTTGTTGCACTAGGTATACATCCGTATTGATAAACAACTGGACAAGGCCAAGCTGTAGCTGCGGATGCACTAGTTGCTGATGTTGTAGCCGTTAAACAGTTACTACTTGCTGTTTTAATTCCTAAACTAGCAGAAAAGAAGTTAAGGAATGATTGTTTTAGTGTTGGTAGTGTAGTTCCGTTTGTTAATGTAACAATTTCTCCTAAGTCTGTGTCTGTGTCTGATTTTCTGAAGTGGTTTAATACTACCCCAGGAATCTGTGAAAAGAAGTCACTATTCATAGCAGAGTTAATAAATGCTGTTTCACCAACCGTAGTATTAGTACCTGTCAATGGAACGACAAAAGGCATTACAGTGTTTGAGGTGATAGCTGAAGTTACACTACTTCCGGAAACACCACTAGCTCTAAAACTACCTGGGTCTAATTCACCCAAAGTTAATACACTAAATGATGGACCTGCATCATAACCGTTTAATCCCAATACCCTAGTCACAAATAATTGATTTGATTGACTTAGATATGATTTTGCTATATACCCCAATTCATATTTTGGAATTTGTGAATCCACATACGTTGTTGGGGACGTTCCACCAAACCTAGTTGTAAAATCGTCGTATGATTGTATAAAAATAGGTTCAAAAGCTGGTCCCTTTAAAGTTTCACCAACCAAACCTAATGTAGTAACACCTACACTTTGTGCTACAAATGTTAAATCTTTCTCTGAAGTGTATACTCCAGGAGAAACAAATATCTTATTACCGTCTGCCATGTTTAATAATTTTTATAAATATTTTATTTTCTTTTATTATAAATACAAGGGGTATTATCAAAAGTTACGTAGTAAATGACCTTATTTTGTTGTTTGTAGGTAAATTTTCATACTTTTTTCATACTATAGTGTAGTTATATTAAAAATATACCTTGTCATGGCTAATAAAGACAAAAAAGTAAAAATAAAAAATTTAAAGATAAGTTTAGAATCACACTTACTCTTAAAAACCTACTGTAATAAGAAAGGACTTAAGATGTTTGCATTTGTAGAACACCTAATTAAAACAAATTGTAAATCTAGTAAAGATATATATGGAGAATAGTTAATATATTAATTTCTCTTGTAGTGTTAAAGTAGCAGGTCCAGAATTACTTTTAACAACCTCAACCACTAACGTATCACCAGGATTTATCATTAATACCTCATCAATAGTATGTGGTACTTCATTTATATAAAAGGAATAAGAAACCACATTTTTAATTCTTAAAGCTGAAATATTGACCTTATAATCGTAGTTAAGGACTAACTCATCAACACCAGTGTCAAAAGTTAATTTAGTATTGACTTTATCTGGATTTTTAGGTGACCCCTTTCTTTCCTTTTTTCTTTCTTTTGCATCAAAACCAAACATCACTAACTCACGACTAATAGCCGGTTTAACCTCAAACTCCTCCTCATCCAATAAAAATCCTTGTAGTTGGAATTGATAGTTTTGTTGGTAGTATCTTCTTTCTTCCGTATCTATCTTACTTTCGTCACCTATAGAGTTCATAACTATCGGTATGTAGTGCCCTTTTACAAAGGTGTAAGCTTGTCTAGATGTAAACTTTTGTAATACTACTCTATTAAAGTTATTTAATTCTCTCATCCTATTACAAATAATTTTAACGTCGTATATTATATCTACCGGTACTGGTTGTGGTATAGTGTATATATCGTATCCTTTTCTATTTCCGTCCCAGGTTGGTACTTTTGCATAATGAAATTGTTTTCTGTCTGGTATTGTATATTGTAATGCTGGGTTGGTTCCGTATTGTACCTCTGGATTTCTTACCACAACAATAAAAGGTAATTCTACATTTTTGTCTTTCGTGGAGAATGCCCATGTTTGAGCTAACTCCGCCCACCTTTGTAGTGTTAGAATTCTATCTATAACATTAATCTTTTTACCGTTACTTACAGTTTTTAATTGTTCTTCCACAAAATCTAACATACCTCTATCCATGTCTGCATGTAAAACAGATTTAGGTAAATAAGTACCATCATCAGTTATAAGATTGGCCAATTCTTTTCTTCTATTAGGTGTGGTTATTCCATTGTACCCACTAGGATAATGTCCCTGAATTGGATTCGGGGATATGTTTAAATTCTTTTTTACTTTTTTAGGTAATGCCATTATACTCCTTTAAATTCATTAGGACTTACATAAGAACACGTTAATGTTCTATAAAAAGCCTTATAACCACCTATTGTGTGTTTATTGTCAGATGTAACCCTACCGTCATTAGTTACTGTGTAATACCTCATTTTAGTTTCTGTTTCAGGATAACCAATATAGTCACCATAATTAATATCAATATCTAACTCATCTAAATGTTTAATGTAAACACCCAAGGTCATGTTACCAGGCTCAAGGTCTTTTACTAACCCACCAGCATAAGAGTCTAATTTTGGTTCGTCTATTTTAACATAAGCATTAAACTCAACAGGTGTCTTATACCTAATCTCTTCTGGCCCAGATTCACCATACACATCATCTACATCAGAAAGTTTAGAATCTACTCTAAACAATACCAAAGTAAAATGCATATCACCATGTAACCACTCCATACCAACATTCTGTTCTAGTTGAAAATCTTCGGAACTAAAAAATCTAGATATCCTTGTAATAGGTATTTTTTTATTTGCCATATTAATATGTCTTTTATTATAAATACAATTTGTCTTTCTTTTCTCTTTTTATTATATTTTTAATATGGAAAATTTCCCACCAGAAATTAAAGCTAAGAATTCATTAGCTGATTATAGTGGGGCCAATAACTACATTATAGGCCTCAAAAACAATATGCTTAATAGTAAAACATTTACACTTACACGTTCACAAGCAGACTATATTAATAAAAATTATAGTGAAAAACCTAAAGTTGTAAGGTTGTGGATGGAAATAGACGACTATCTAGCAAAAGAATATATGTCTACAAAATTTTTACAATCCCCACCTAAAACTATTTGGATTGAGAAATTACTTAGTGAAACTGAAAAAGCTTATCATGTTTGGGGTAAGGTACTTGAGTCGGATTCTATGAATGCTTTTTGGGTCCCCAAGAATCAAATTATCCCTAGAGCTAATCCAGATGTTGAGGTTG